CAAGAGGATAGGTATTGACTAAGTGAATGTATTTTGAGTCCTGCCCTCCGATCTCAAAAATGGTATCCACGGTCGGGTCTATCTCCACTGCACCTCTGGCATGGGCTGTGATCTCATCGATAATGAGATCTGCATTGAGAAAATCTCCCACCACGTTCCTTCCGGAACCAGTGGTCGCTGTCCCCATAATAATGATTTTGTCTCCCATCTCATCTCGGATGGTCCTCAATAGTGTCTGGGTGACCTCAACAGGTTTTCCTTTAGTGTGAACATAGTGCTTATGGATGATTTCGAGATTTTCATTGATCAATGCGTATTTGGTCGTAGTTGATCCCACGTCAATCCCAAGATAGACTTTCTCTTTCTTGGGGTAAAACCTCTTTGTCACTTCATTCTCTTCGGGAAATTCGGTTAGCTTAAGCTCCAGCTTTCGGGCCACAGAATAATCTGGGATATCTTTGTATTCCGTCCCCTTTGTCTCCTGAAGATCTACGCGATTTTCCACATTCAAGTCCATGGCCTGCAATGCTACGCCAATGGCCCCCACCAGTGTATTATGCTCCGGCACAACCAATTCAGAGAAATAGGATTTAAATGCACGCACCTGGAGTTGATTCATGGAAAGCCCGCCGATGAACAGGATGGGATCTTCCAGAATCCGGTTGCAAACAATAGTACTCATATAGTTTCTGGCGTTTCCCACATGAAGCCCATAAATAATGTCCTCAAGCTTTTCTCCTTTATTCTGGAGATGTATCATATCCGACTTGGTAAAGACCGTACATCTGCAGGCCACTTCGGCTGGTCTTTCACTCATAAGACCAAGCACGATAAAATCAGTCAATATCCTGTCGGTTTCGTCCTGGGAAATCTTTGTCTCTTTAGTGTAAAGGGAGGTGGCTAAACGCTGAGCTTGTTGGTCGATAAAGGATCCCGTTCCAGATGCACACGGGCCGTTGGTATTGAAGTGTTCCAGTTCCCAGTTATCCTCTTCGTGGTTGATCTGAAAGAGGCCGATATCCTGCCCTCCCATACTGATGATCGTTCTTGTGTCGGGTCTTATGAATAGGGCACCGATGACTTCAGAGATGGTCTCGAATTCGTAAAAACAACCGACCTTCTCGGCAAGCTTATGTCCGTGGTTACCCGTAAATGCTGTAGCCTTTATGTTGTCTTTCCCGAATTTCCGATACACCCTCTCGACAAGCCCCAGGACCTCTTCTTCCACCCTACCCAAATGACGCTTGTAAGGCTCGACATGACTGATCTCTCTGTCCTGGTTGATAACAACACAGTTTAAACTTACAGACCCTGCGTCAATGCCCATGTAATAACGACCTGAGTTCCTGCCGATCTTCACTTCACCCATGTCTATCTCCTTCCAGTGGAGCCCCACCGACAGTAGACAGTGGCACCTCCATATTCTTCGTCGGGCGAAACCCGCCGAAGCACATCCACCTTTCCATCCTCCGTAGTCACGCCACAGCGTGACGGAGGACGGGCGCTTCAGAATGAGCTATGGCGGATTACCCGCGACGCGTTCATCCCCCATGGGAGTGTGGGATCTTCTGCGTAGGCGGGTAAAAAACAGGATGTTAATGCGACGATGTTAAGAAGCCCAGTTCATTCAATATAATAGATTTCCCCTTCATGTTCTTGTTGGCGAAGAGTCCCTTTGACGACTAAACCTTTTACGAGGCTTTCTGCTTCCTCCAATGAAATATCACACACATTCGCCACGTCCCTGGCCCGTACCGGTCTTCTCTTTGCCATCTCCAGGATCGTGGTGTTTACCGCATCCTCTTCTCCTCCTGTACGCTTCAAGGAGGTTTGGGGGATAATTTCCGCCTTTTCTCCAAATAAATTTTTTATCTCTTCCAACCTTTTTGTGTCAAGAGATATGGCCCTTGGGTCTGATGGCGGGCGAACCACAGTGTTCAACTGAATCTTGTCGGGAGAGATTTGGACGATCCTTCTCCTAAGCCTTTCCAACTCTTTTTCGCTATCATTGAACCCTGCGAGGAGAACCACCTCCAGAAACAACTTCCCTTTATAGGTTCGGCGCAGAGACCTCAATCCTTCGACAATGGTGTTCAAATCCAGATCTGTATGGGGTTCATGAATCAATTGGAATGTCTCATCAAACGCCGTGGTCAAAGTGACGTTGGTGTATGTGATTGACGCAGATGGAGTCCAATAAGCCACGCCTGCCGTAGAAGAAGCATTTGTTGCAATTGGTGCCGTTGCATTAGTAACCGCCACGCCACCAGCCGTGTAGTTTGTTCCAGTCACTTCACCAGTGGATGAATACGCAGTGGTGGCTGCGTTGACTGTTGCGGATGCCAAATACAAAGCCGCTTTGAAAGTGTCTGCCGTGGTAGCCGCACGAATTGGAGCAGTGCCAAAGTTATGGGTAGCCGTCATCAGCTCACCCATAAATGAGGTACACATTGATTGGGTATTTGCCATGGTGTTTCCTTTACGCTATTGAAGCTGCTTCGCCACCAACAGGCGGCATTTTTTTCAATGTCACATGAGCAGATCGGTGAACAAGTTCGCCGTCCAACCAGTACTCAACCCATGTGGTCAATTCGTTGTCGTTGTCCACAGTACCCTCACGCTTCTCAAGCAATGAGTCGTCCATGTCGCCTTTGGTTGTGAAGATTGTTGCCATTACGCGATCCTTATGATTGCTGATGTGTCAGTGGCTGCTGGGAACTGAACCACAAAAGTTGTGGTTGAGGTCTTGTTTGCGCCAAAGTCAAGCACACAAACTGCTGGGTTTGTGGAGCCATCAAACTTGTAGATTAAAGCACCACGAGCAGTAATTGCACCTGTCCATGATGCGTTTGCAAACGATATGTACGCTGTTGTGTTTGGCGCATTGCCTGTGGTTGGCACTTGGCTGATTACCAAAACTTCACCGCCAGCCGTATACCCAGCATCCACAACCTCGCCCGTAGACGTATAAGCCGTGGTAGTGGCATCAAGCGTGGCGTCATTGGTGTAGAGCGCAATTTTGAATACGTCTGTTGTGCCTGTGCCAAAGTCGTACACGCCATCCAAGAGTCCTGTACGAAACACGTTGCAGGTGTAGTTGCCGGTAAACGCCATCAAACCACCCCATTATTCTGAGCCAGTGGCGGCATCCTAAACTGGCCGCTACGGTACGCATCGCTACGCTCAAGCCCATCACCCAGACGTTTAGCCATCGCAAGTGCTTCCTTGTACTTGCCGTCATACAGGGCAACCAAGTCCTGCTCACCTTTCATAAAGGTGTACGCTTCTACAAGCGAGCCATACAACAACACAGAGTCAAAGTTGTCACCCAGCCATGTTGAAGAAGCTGTGGTAATTGATTCTGGGTAGTAGTAAAAATGCAATTCAACATCATACGTAGCGTCTGGTGTTGGGCCGAGGATAAAACTCAACTCATTTGTTATTACTGAACCCGATGTTGTTGTCGGGCCAAATAACGCATAGTATTTTGGAATGGCGGTATCTGTTGGCGTTGGGTAAGCTTGACGAATAAAGTTGACGTCCTTGTTCAACAAATACTCGTAGCTACCGTCGGTGTTGATTACCGCCAAGGAGTACGTAGACAAAAAGTCAGATGGGCACGATAAATATTTGTTACCAGCGGTAACCGTTCCCGTCATGTTCTTGCGAAGAGATGGGAACTGAACGGTGTTGTATATGCGTTGTTCAGCCTGCTGGATGAATCGGTTAATCTGAGTCGTTGAAGATTCAGTCGATCCATCAGCAAGCGTAATCGCCGGAAAGTTATTTTCCGTATACGATTGAATCGCAACTACAAGCTCGTCGTAGGTCATGCCATTGGGCCTCTGGCCATCACGCCTTTAGTGGCCGCGCCAGTACCGCGGATTTTGATGCCATCAGTCTTGGTTGGCTTGTAGTCGCCACTGCGAGTGTTGGCGACAGACACGTTGGCCTCGCGCAAATACTCTTTGTTGGGCTGATTGTACACATCCACTGTGGGGATGGTCTTGGGTTGTTTGTATTCAGCCATCTTAGCCTCCGCGACCAGTAGAGCGTTGATTCATTACCTTGGCCATGTTGCGACCGTACTTGAGCATGTCGCTGTTGGTCTTGCCACCAGCCTTGAGCTTGGTCATGGGCTTGCCGGGGTGCATGTGTTTCTCATGCTTACCGATGGCGGACTTAATCATTTTCTTGTCCTGAGCCAAGTCCATTTTCATATCTTCTTTGCTGTCACTTTTAGCCATGTTCGACTCCTTATGTCGTTGCAACTGTAACTGTACCAAGTTCTACTGCCAAAACCAAGTTATTTGGTGTTAGACCAGCATCATTTGCCCTCGATCCGCCCACTGGAGCCCAACCCCACTGGAAGATCCTGCT